AAGATATTACTCGTTGTCAGATCGACCTTCACTCCTAGGTAGTACAATTATTGGCCAGTGGGGCCCCCTAGCGGGGCCCAACTGATCGTTGCTGGGTTTGTCTAGTTTCCCTTCTAGTCGACTTCCATGTAGCCGATGGCAAGTGTCCCTGCTCCGGGTCCACCCACGTATGTAGCTGCTGCTCCAGCAAGACTCTGCATCATCCGCTGTTTGAAGGACAACGGGATAATGTCATAGCCTCGCTTGAGCATTGCAGCCGCCGTTCGTGAGTACTTCTCGACGAAAGAAGCATCTCGCGGCGGCGCGAGGGTGGATGACCGGGCAAGCACGGTGTTGGGTTCCCAAATGAACTCCACGTTTTGCACTAGCGTGTACCTCCAACTCTGCCGGTCAGTCGGATTAGCCCCTGATAAGAGGAGCACAATCGACTTTAACCCCTGGGGGGTGTTTTGACCGACAGAGGCGATGGTCTCGAACTGACGACGAGACAGTTCGTTAGCGGGGGTGAAAGTTATGAATTGACTGTCACGCGCCCGGGTAAACTTCTGGCGTTGGCAATAGGACGTGAAAGACTTGGGGTATGCATCAAAGGTTCCACTCGTCCAATCTTGTTGCACATTATGCGTGTGCGTGTACATCTTGAGTGCGAATTCTCCCGAGTTGTGGAAGTCATCGCCGATATACTCGATCTTGAGAGTGGCTCCAGTGACTCGCTGCCTCTGTACCTCGGCGGTGGTGACCGTCGCAGATATGGAGGAGTTTTGGACATCAGCCCAAGTCTGGATTACGCCTGCTGTGTAGGTGGGACTAGACAGGACCGTTCGCTGCAGGACGGAAGGACAGATCGCGAGACCTGCCGTTCCGTTAGCATCGGCTGTGAACGTTCCTGTTGTCATCACCTTGAAGGCGCTGGTGACTGCTCCGTCACCATCTGGAAACCTGTGGGCCTGTGAGCACGTGAGTGCGTGACAGCATGCCATGGCTTCTGGCTTTGATTTGTTCGGTTGTCTCCGATTTCGTTTGGGGGCTGTATTTGGCTTACGGCCCCGCGGCTTGGGATTACGGTTGTTTTGTTTAGTACTCATATTCCCCCGGGGGATACTTCTCTGGACTGAATGGGTTCTCGATTCTCCACTTCGCGACATCGATATCCCGGTTCAGATGGTAGTCCCCGAGCAAATTAAAGCTCCATTTTGACAACATGTCTTCGTCTTTCAACTGTTCTGTTATTGAAACCCCGAAAGCCCGTGCGTACGACTGTCTTGCGCAGTCGGTCACGGGATCCGGGTGGAACAATTCGAACTTCCTGTTCAGGCCCCTCAGTTCGTTGTGGAGCCTGTAGTAGTAACTGTCGATCGAATCAAAGACAAGGAGCCGCTCTGTGCCAGCGTTTCGCACCAGAGCCTTCCCGTATTCTTGCAGGACTGGGATCCCCAACCCCAGTATCATCTCGGCCAATCCAATAGAATTGACGAGGCGTTGCCTGCTATTTCGAGTGGGTTCGCAGTATTTCACACCTGATAATGAATTACTGATGACTTTGCGGTAGTCTCTAACGAATTTCCACTTTCCTGGCTTGTACTCTATGGGCCTTGCCTGGCACCATTCAACCTCTTCCATGCTTCGTGCGACCTTCTCCACCTTTATCTCGTGACCGAAGTCAAGAAATGCGGGCTTCACTAGGTCCAACACGAGGTCTAGGTACTTGGACTCGACGATGAGAATGGCGTCGTCGCCATCGTCAATCATGTCCCAGTGAACCAAACGTTCACCGTACCTTTTCGCTATCGCTGGTGTGAGGTAGAATCGTACAAAAGTTGTAATCATAGTGACCATGAGGACACAGTTTCCCAGTCCCGTATTCATGTCACCAGACATCCGCTTGCCGGTAGTCTCGTATCTGATCCCCCAGGAGGTGCGTCCCTTGTTCTTCAGCTGCCAACTGAGCAACTTAGCAAACTCTTTCGAGCTGTTAGCCGCACAGTAGAAGGCGTGTTCTATCCTGAGAAGTGGTTCAGAACAGTGCTGATCGAAGCGGGATGCGTCTAGGGTAATTAGACACGGTGATTTAAACCTCTGTACCTTTTCCAAGAGGAGTGCAGCTCTCGCTGGTTGCGAGAGACCCTTCCCGATTACTCGGGAGGGTGGGAGGATGCCGCCTCCCTTGAGCTTGTAAACCGCGTGCTCAATGGGCCGGAGAAACCTACCAAGGGCTACACAGTATTCGGGTGACCTAAACTGTATGGCTCTCGGATCGGGATTCGGTTTCTCCGGCTTGAATTCGAGTTTCTCGAACTTTACGAAACATTTCACCTTTGCTTTTCGGCGGGTGATCCCCCCTTCCAGGAGGTTCTCCGCCGCACGCTGATACCGGGCCCGTTTGGCCCCGGTGTATGCGAGGGGGAACTCGAGAATCTCCAGCTCTCGTTGCTTCCCCAAAAGTCGCGCAAGGCGCTTCCCTGTGTTTCGTAGCCTAGTCAGACCATCTAAGGAGGGTAAAGGCACCTCTCCAACGACACGATTTCGTATGGCCGCCATCTGGTTGCAAGGACAGTCGTAATGCGCGTACGAGTGTATTGCACCCCGGATGGGTGGAACCGCCAGTCTAATCCACCGGCGGGTGTGGGGGTCCCTGTCTGGTCTCCGCGATGCTTTGATCTTGCAGCCGGGGTCCATGGGCTTGAACTCCCTATCTCTCAGATAGCTGCACACCGCGGGGATGTTGACAGGGCACCCCTATATGGCACCTGGGATACTACCGGTCTTCTTGCCCGGTAATATCCCCTTCCTGACGAGGCCGTTCATGGCCCAGGCCCCGTCAAGAACACGCTTCTCACTCAAGTGCATGCAAACCGCTTCTTCAAACGGGCACATGGACATCATGAGTTGCGTTACTTTTACTGTCTGGTCATATCTGGTCTCTGTATCCCAGGACGGCTCGTTGTCCTCGATCCAGTTACCAACCTTGTAAGTAAGGTCCTGCAAGTCCCGGCCGTCTTTGTTGGAAAATGCTTTCTTGATCTGCATTGCCATGTACAGGTCCGCATTGACCCCATACTTGTTGCACTGCAAGACAGTCATATCCAAATGGAGGTTGGCACCCGGTACGTACGAATACAATACCGGGCGGTACCACCACGAGATCAGCCAGAGCATGAAGACACATGCCCAAACAATAGTCCACTCGGGCCCGAGAC